TGATACAAACGGTTTTGATACAAGTATCCGTCGCCTTCTGTATGTTGACCGGGTGCGAAAAGATAGATAGAGTTAAATTTAGCTTTTGCAATTACTGCAGGTTTAGCAACGATCAAGAAGTTAATGTCTTTACCGTCAGCAGCCTTAACAAACCCAGTAGTGAAATCAAATTTAGTCTTGAAGCGTGCATCGTCCCAAACTTCGATAAGCTGAACTCCATCGAGGGAAGTGACACGAGTATCGATGCCTTGAGGTGATGTAGTAGCGATTGAGCGTGTGAACTCTTTAGAGCGTTCCAAGAAGTCCATAACTTCGCTAGAAACATAAACAACGATGTTCTGAGCACCATATTTACGAACTGGCAAAAGGGCAGCCTTCAAGCGTGAGTAGATATTCACTTCTGACAAGTCAGCTTCAGACTTGAAGTGTGTACCTGTGATAGCTTCTGTTGCAAGTTTAGAGAAACGATAAGCATCGACTTCTGGAGTTGCGTGTTCGGTGATGAATGTATTAGATACGTTAGCAGCTGAAAGTTCTTGGTTGGTTTCGTCAACGTCTGCAGCATCCACGAAGAACTCGACGTCACGGTCAAATCCGAGCGTGTAGACTTTCTTGTCGTTTGAAACTGTACCAGCGTTGTAGCCTTTAGAGCGAGTATGCGCTTTGTAGCCAGTAACTGAAATTGTAGGTAATTCGAACGACTTAGCGCCCAGCCAGTTTACTTGTGGTGTTTCCAAGATGCTTGTAAGTGCGCCTTGCATCAATTTCTTTTCAAAAGTGCCTTCGTGTTTAGTAATATAGTTGATTGTCATTAATCATTCTCCTGTTAATTATTTAGTCCTAGAGCCTTTAAAAAGGCATCTTCTTGGTTCGTTCCAGCCGTTGGATTTCCTCCAGCTGAAAATGTCGGCTTCTTCTCCTCAAATTGCTCTGTACGACCAAACTGGGGATATTTCTGCAACACTTGACCAATAGCATCTTCGATAGATACTTCATCGGATACCAAGCGAGCAGATAGAGTGATAACATCGTCCACAGACTCAGCATTGACTCCCAAAGTCAGAGCTGATAGTTTCGCTTCCAGGTTCTTCTTGTCTGACAAAGCAAGTTCTAGCTCTTTCTCTTTAGCAGCAAGCGCCTCTGACTGTTTCTCAGCCTCACTCTTTTGTGAGTCTTTCCACTCTTTGAGTTGCTGGAGTCCTTCTTTAGCGCTCTTGAAATTTTCAAACCCTAGGTCTTTGAAGATTTTCTCTTGTGCTTTCTTGGCTTCTTTAGCTACAAGACCAGTCACCTCATCCTGAGTGAATGTCTTGATAGGTTGCTCTTGAGTTTGTGACTCGGTGTTTTCTCCAGCATTGACTGGCTGGTCAGCTTGTGTTTGAATGTCTTCTGGCATTCTTCCGTCCTCCTAAAATTAGGTATTATCTTCCGTTCTTTACCGACTGCGGATAAAGTCAAGCAAAAAACCGCATCGATTTCGACACGGTTTATAGCAATTTACAGTAATTTATAGCAGTCTATTCCTGCCAGTCAAGATGTTAGATCACCTCCTAAATAGTATCTAAAATATTCAGATACTCTAATTCTTCGTATGTTTCTGCAAAAATATCAGGCTTGCACGGATAAAGCTCCCCTCGCACACCTTTGATGATATAATCGCCTGTTTTTGCGACCATGACCCCCTCAAGTGTTTTAATCTCACACCATGCGGGATTTTTATTCTGCTTGCCATTATCGTGAACGATAATCTCATTCCTTGTCACTGCGTCCCAAAACCAATCTTCTTCAATCAAACAACGTTCATTAAGTTGAACTGCCTCAATTACTACAGGTTTCTTTCTGTATTTCATTTGTTCTCCTTTATTATTTGAAAAAAAATATATTGTGGGCTATAATCTAAGTAATGAGAGTTACTACCTCCTACATTAAAGGCTTCGGCTGTGGGGGGTGTGTGCTCTCTTTTTTTCATTTTCTTTTAAAAATATCAATTATTTTATCGCCTTTTATCAAAATAATATTTTCGACCCAATTTCTGTGCCTGTTAAAGTAAATTCTATCAATTTTAGAGTACGCCTCGTCAATGTCCATGGGCGTTTTACTAACATCGATAATAAATGACCTTGCTTGTTCTTTTTTACCAGCTATAGCATTATCAATATTATTCTTACCTGTTTTTTCAATTTCTTTTAGATCCCAGCGAACTCCATCGATTAGATAATCTGGAGTTTTTACAAAATTAGGATTGTGGACTTCAGGAACGTGGATCACATGGCTTCCAAGTGTGTCTGCCAACAATTTTCCGACTTCCTTTTCTCTTTGAGTTGGTTTGAAAATAACATTTTTATTATCCACTTCATACCTAGTCCCTTTATGTTCCCAGAAATTCATTTCTGTGACCTTAGCTTTGCTAGGATCTGCATTTGACAGCCATTTCTCTTTTACAGAAATATAAGACTTATTACCAGCAGGTTCGACGCTTGCTGGTTTTTCGTTTTTCTTGAAGAGTTGTTCCCTTGCTTCATTACGTTTCAGGAAGGGGTGCTTATCGATGTAATCTTTCAAAGCAGCGTTTTGAGTGCCTATCTTGCTCTTGTACTTGTTTATCAGATCATCATCACCTAACTTCTCAGCGACGTGGAGCTTTTCCTTATTCGCTCTGATAGACCGTTCTAGAGCTCTCTGTTTGGCTTCTGCGTTTGCGTTCTCTTCTGCTTGCTCTGGACTAACGGATTCAACGTCCTCGCCTAAATCAGGCTTGTAATTGGCTCCTGGGATAAATGGAGTTAGCATGTGACCGCAGTTGATTCCCAAACAACCTTCTGGACGGCCGTAACCGTAGTCGGACAAAGCGAGAATATGCTCTCCATGCTCTGTTCTAGCGTGGCCAGTTGTGACTATATGATGTTGTAAAGGAGCGCATGACTTACGAGCTGTTGCCTTTTTTGAGAAATAAAAGGTATCAATGCCTAGCTCTTCAGCAGGTCTCGTTCGCATTTCTCGATAAGTTCGATAGGTCGTCGTCTTGATGACCGTCCGTGCGTAGTTATCAATCTTCCAGTTCCGTCCAGCTCTATCCTTGAAGCCTTGAAATCCTTTCTCTTGCCACTGCATGACCGTGTCAGAGATAGCCTTATCAGCAGTAGACAGACCTGTGACCACTCTAGCGACAGATTGCTCCACAATGCCTTTATATGCGCCAATTACAGACATTGGCAAAGTAGTATTGATTAAGTTGTGGATATCTCCGACAGCTTGACTAGCATAATCAGCAAGAATTTCTTGAATGTGGTTGCTATTTCCTGAGGATCCATGCCCTAAATCTTCTAAAAGTTGCTGTTTTGTGTCCGTGTAGAGCTTCAAACCCTCATTTTCGACGATGTAGCGTAGTTGTTCTTCAGCTACTCCAGAATATTTAGAAATTAGCTTCAGATTTTCCTCGTTAAGCATGTGCATCTGCTGCATCTTTTCAAGTTGCCAGATGTACGGTTGCTTATCAAGATAGACCGTGCCACGTTCCGTTACACGTTCGACCACGTTATCAAACAAATCCAAGGCTAACTGATGATAAATATCCGCGACGTTGCTCGCTTGAAGTAGCAGTTGCTCGTCATTGAACTGAATTGGTGGTCTCTTCTTTGACATTTAATCACTCTCCATACAAGTCGATGTCCTCTTGCGTTCGCTGACTGTTAGCCGTGTCCATTGTCTCCTGATTGATTGCCCGAATCATTTTCTTAGCGTCGACTTCTGACATATTAAAAGCCTTCTGGATAGCGTGAGCCTTGCTGACAATCCCACTGGCCAAAGCCTTAGTCCAATAGTCAAGCTCATTGTTCTTGTCAGTGAATACTCCATCGTCGAGATTGATTGCAATCTTCTCCATTTGAGGAATCGGGCCGTTGTATAGACCGTAAAGGCTGCCGAGCTCACAGATTGAGATAATCAACTCTTTCAAAGACTGCTCAACCAAGCTGACAATACTATTTCTCATTTGGTAAGTATCAGAGTTCTCTGAGACAACTTCTGTCGCAGTCTTCAAGCTCTGACCGTCAAACGTAAACATTCCAGCTGATACACCTAGAAGCATTTCAAAAAGTGCTAGACCCTCGTTGATGGTCTTGATGTAATCATCTGCTCGGATTGCAGTAGTCAGGTCCGTGATTGTTCCACCATCCATATCACTTGTTGACAAGCGTAAGTAGACGTTTTGCTCTGTGTCAAAGCGTTTGACAAGCTGGACGTCTCCATCTTTATTAACCATGCGAGTCTCTGTGAGGTTCTCAGGGACTGCTACTCTACGTTGACCCATCTTGACTTCCCACTTGAACTCGTCATAGGTCGTATTGATGAAATCGATCGTGCTCTTGGCATTATCGAAGATAGACAGACCGAGAGGTGAATTGATGTCCTTGTTGTTCATTCCAGGAGGTTTTAGGTAAGAAAAAAGCGGTCTTGTTAGACCGTCAAGTTCAACTTGTTCTTCTAAATCCTCATAGACTTCAGCTAGAGGGACACGTCCACCTACTTGTTCAGAGCTTTCAGACCTGTATAGCTCGTTTGAAATGATGTATTTCCCATCTTTCGCCCATTCGTGGAACTCAATCAACGTGTAGTAGATATTCTTCTGACCTGAAGCCTTAATTGTTTTAGTAACGATTGCAGCGCTTGAAATGTCTTGCGTGTTGCTTTGTAACGGCAAAAAGACAGGCGCTTGAACGAATGACACTCTCACTCGTCCATTATCAACATAAGGACGCATAGCAAGACCGCCCAGGGCCAAACAGCTCTCAAGATATCTTTCAAAATTTTTGTTAAATCTATCATTCTTCAACGTCTCTTGAATGAATTCATCTGCCTGCTCGTCGTCCAATTTAACCGAAGCTTGTTCATTGAATACCAGGCTTGCAATCTTCTTAGCAGCAGTCCTAGCGATTGGTAAATGGGTCGCTTCTCTTTGCTTCTTGATGCCATCCGAGTTTATGTAAGTTATCTTCTCAACATTGCTCTGATAGTATCTTAGGTTCTCGTTAATCCGTCGATACTCTGAGCTTGTCACTGCGATTTTAGGATGGTCTGTGATACTTGCGAGACTTTCTGTAGTCATTGCGTACTGTCCTCTCTTCAATAAATTTTTGACAAATTGAATAATGCCCATTTATCGGCTCCTTATTGCTAAAAATTAGCGTAACGCTTATAGAATACGTTCACGCTATATCTGAATTCGTCCATTGCGTGGTTATCTTTATCAATCGGCCGACCGTTGTCATCTCGGCTGTAAAGACCAATTTCTTTCAAAAAGTGGTAATGGTCGTACTCTTCTTCTGAATGATTTACAAGCAAGAATTGTCCTGAAGAGATGATGTTCTGGCCACGCTCAATCCCTACCTCAATACCTTTGGCTTTACTGCTAACGTCATGGGCGTTGTTCAAAGCTCCTCTTGTCTGAATTCCTAGCTTGTGTAATTCCTCTCGTAAGGATCTACACGCTGGGTCAATCCAGACATCAGAATAGCGCATTTGATACTTGTTGACACACCACTGAATGAACGCTCGAAGTTCAACCGCATAGGTAGACATAGCTTTTACTTGGCCAGTCTCTGCTCCACTATGGTAGTAGTGAGCTACACGATTTAGTCTAAAGAAAGTTTTGTTGTCCTCTCTATGTTTAGTAACGATGTTACAAGCCATTGAAGTAGCGTCAGATTGCCCACCATCACCCGTGAAATACATTTCCATAGGTTCGCCTACCAAGTTTTCCTTGATATTCTTTTCAAGGTCAAATAACCCGTATATGACGCCCTGGGGCATAACACGTTGACCAAGCACGTCTCTCTTGTAGAGATAAGGGTTTTTCTTTAAGGCTTGAATGATGGAACGCTTACGCTCTTCAGACAGAATCGGATTATCATCCATGGTCCAATGCGTCCAGCGTGTGTTTTGAACGTCAAATACATCCTTAATAACTGGATGTTGTGGAGCTGGAGGGTTTAGGTCAGCTAGATGATATCTGAGTTTAGCAGCCCACGTCCGTCTGAATGCCTCCTGGATAAATTCCATATTCAGCAAATTGATTTCACAAAAGACTACTGAACCTAAAGACATACCAGTGATAGCACCCACACTATTGGCTTTACCGCCCCCTTTATAATAGACTCGCTTAGTTCCATTTGGTGTATCGATTAAGAGATGGTCTCCGTGCTCATCATGCTTGATTTTGCAATTACCATCGAAGATGTGCATCAGACCTGTACCATCACCGTCGATAAACAATCGGTAGGCTTGCTCTTGGTTGTATGCAGCGATAAGATGGTTCTCGTCTGGCGACTCAATCAAATATCTTGCATATCTAAAATGACCAGCGGTTGTCTTACCACTTCGAGGCGTGCCCTCGTTGACCTCAAGCTCATAGTTGAACGGCCTGCGAATGATGTCGGCTTGTTTGTTTGAAAAGTCAATCTTCAACCTTGTCACCACCTCTCACTGCGTCAAGTAAAGACTCCATAAGAGATGTGTCAGACTTGGCACCTGAAAGCTCTTGCTCTCGTTTTTTATTATCCAATTCAAGGCGCTTGATACGTTCTTTCTGCTCCTTCTTATCAAGGTTATCCTTAGCGTCTGTTGTAGTCAGCTTGCTGATTTGTTCAAATGCTCTAACATTACCTTTCATAGCTTTCTGCATCATAACCATTGCTAAAGCCATTTCGTTAGTTGTGTCAAACCCCATATCTTCAAGTTGTTTCTTAACGCTTGGGCTTGCTACATCTGCTTGCAGGATTGTCTCAAAAGCCTTTTTAAGGTTCGCTTTTTTTCTTCGAGCTTTACCAGAAGCCACTCCTGCTTTTTTTGCATTTTCTCGGCGTTCGCTCGGAGTTCGTTCTGAATTTTTTATCAAATTTTGCTCATTAGCCATCGCCTCACTTCCTTATCAAAAAAATAAATTTAACTTACTTTTTCAGCGGTAAGTCCTGTCTCTTCTTCCCAACGTTTAATGGTCCGCTCTACATACACAGGATCTAATTCCATTGCATAGCAAACTCTTTCAGAACGTTCACACACCATTAATGTAGAACCTCCGCCATTAAAGCTATCTAGTATCTTGTCACCTTTTTTACTGGAATTCAAAACACATCTAGCAATCAACTTCAAAGGCTTCATCGTCGGATGGATATCGTTTCTAACAGGTTTATCCTCGTAAAAGACAGTCGTCGGAGATGTATCCTGCATGGTCTTGATGTAAGAAATCAATTCGCTTTTTGTCATTTCTTTTAGATTTTCTTCATCTTCTTCAATGACAGTAGCTAGTGAGCGATTATCCACAAAATAGTGACTCGCTCCATCTTTCCAACCGTATAGGCAGGGCTCATGCTTCCATTGATAGTCCTGACGACCTAACACAATAGCATTCTTGACCCAGATAATAGACTGTTTCAGTAACCAACCTGTCTCTTTTACTGCAGCTCTAAAATTTAAACCTTCCGAATCTGCATGCCAGATATAGAACGCTCCCCCTGGTTTTAAGTGGTTGCTTGCAACCGCAAATGCATCTCTTAGGAATTGTCTGAAACTAACATCGTCCATGCTATCGTTCATGATTGTCATAGCTTCATCAGTTCCTCCTTGATAGGCCACGTTGTAGGGCGGGTCTGTAACATATAAATCTATCACCGCACCATCAATTAACCGTGCCATATCTTCAGCAGATGTGCTATCGCCACACATCAAACGGTGTCGTCCTAGCTGAAAAATATCTCCATATTCTACTTTCGGCTTCTCTTCGGAATCGATATCGGCTTCTTCTCCCGTCTCTTTTTCATCTTCTTCAAAATCATCTAAAAAAAAGTCAATATCTTCAAAACCAAACATCG